TAGATTCTGTCTGTGGTTCCCATTTGTTAAAGTTACTATTAAATTTACAATCAACAAAGACTGATTCATTATGATCAAATAGTTTTGTAATAAGTTTACTAATTCTAAGGGTTGATACACGAGCCGTATCAAACTTTACAATATCTTGGTCATTCAAACAGTATAGGTCATAGATTTCTGGTTGGATTGTTTTCCTTAGTTCAAATGTTTTTAGAATACTTCTGGTAACATTAGAGTTGTTTTTGGGTTTTGCAACTAATTTCTCTTGATTTTTAGGGTAGAGGAACAGTTGGTTTCTATGGTTGGGATTAAGAGAATTGAAGTATAGTCCACGGATACCATATGTTAGTTTTGGAATAAAAGTAGTAAGAAGACTACTATATTCTTTGTATGTAAATAGTCTTTTAACAATAAGAGGACAAATATCTAGTTGTTTATCAGGAACAAATTTGTCTGTGAACATAGAATAGATTTTATTGAAACGTTTTTCTATATTAGTTTTTTTGATATTCTTTCCTTCTGAAACAATCATATCAGAAATGAGGAACATCCAGTTGTCATTTTTATCTTTAACAATTTCACCATCTAGTAGGGTATCGTTAAAAATATCATCATCGAATCGGTATTTTACTGAAATAATACGAGGACATGTGTATCCTTGTTTTATTTTGCGATCTATATAAAAACAATAATTAATATTATTAAATTTGGTAATAAAGAGAAAATAATTTGTTCCGGTTGTTTTAATTGAAATCAAATGTGGATTTTTAAGAAAGTTCATTGACTTGTCATTCAGGATACAAGCATGGTTGTACCGAAGATTAATACCATACTTCTTTTCTAGAGTAGATAGAATCTGTTGTTTGATATCTTTACTACTGACATTTTCACCTTCTCCAGAACAGAACGAAATAGGTGAAGTTTCCATTATCCTTGTATAATTAATAATGATTTTATTTTTAAATAATAATCAAATTTTTTTTTAAATGCTTTATCTGAAGGGAAAATAATATGGTGCAGGATTTAATACGGATTCTCCTTTTACTAATTCATATTTAGATACATCATTGTATTTACTAATTAGATAATTTTTTACTACTTCTTTATAGTACATAAAACAATATAAAATATTGACCATTTATATAATATATCACTATTTATTTAAGTGTCCTATTTTAACTTATAATCAAATATTAGTTCACTATTGTTAATAATTACAGGAAAATAATTATCAAATGTATTTACAATTACTCTGGATTGTAAAGGATTCAGTATTCTAACAACGATAATCGGTTTATAGTTTTTATCAGGAGTATTATTTTTGTGGTAACAGCTCCAGATTTCGTCTATAATAATTCCCATTCTATCTATACAATAAAAAAATTGATTAAATAAGTTTAATTAATATATAATAATTCACAATGCTTACTAGCGAAGAACTTGCGAACCTGAAAAATGGATACTATTTTAAAAAGAAACTTAAGATAGGTTCTGGTGCTTTTGGTAGTGTTTATAGTATTAATGATAGGTATGTAGTAAAAAAGGTCTCTCAGAGTTGGATAACAATATTTGATATGCCCGTTTTGAATTTTAAGTCACCTCATACACAATTTAGGAATGAACTTATAGTAACAAATCTACTTTCCAAACAGGGAATATCACCCAGAGTGTTATATTATAGTGAAAACCGGTTCTGGTATTATGTTATGGAGAGATTAGATGAAACATTATATAGTTTAATTAAAAATAAAAGGTTAACACTACATCAAATCGATAAGTTAGAACAGATATTTATAAAATTAGTAAATACTACATATAGACATGATGATATGCATCAAAAAAATATTATGTGGTCAGAAAATTTAGACGATTTCCGTATTATTGACTGGGGTTTATTCTCTCGATCAAAAAAAAAGAAGAGACTAAATAATTATGATACAAAATTTATCAAATCTCTAAAGAGGAAAGTAGTATAAATATTATTTATGTATTATATTTTTTATTATATTGGTTGTGTAGTGTAATAAAAATATAATTAAATTATAAATGGATAAACTTTTAGATACCCTAACTAATTCATGCGAAGGTTTGAAAAAGAAGGGTATAATTACACCAGAAGAATATGAAAAATGTAAAGCTGTAGGTGACGACGAACACCGTGATGAATATAGTGCGAATGAAAACAAGAACTATATTAATAAGGTATTTGGGTCTAAATCAGATCAGATTAGTCATGAAGAAAATTTAAAATATGATAACTATGAATCCTTATTTAGAACTAATATGGAGTCTCTAATAAATGCACAGAAAACCGGTAATAAACAACAGGAATTTAAATTTACAAATAACCTAAATAATATAAAGGATGAAATAAAGGAACTAATAAATGAATATGAATTAAATATTAGAACTACAAAATCCCATAAAATATATAAAGAAATGCTTCTAAAAAATAGGAAACTTACAAAGTTATTAAATGATATAAGTATACAAAAAAATGAGATGTTATCTGTGAAAAAAAAGCACAGTAATATAGATGAAAAAAGAATAGTTTATAATAATTACTTTAAACTAAGTGGGTTTATCTTTGTATTTCTTCTAATAGTATTTTTATATCTAATATCTTCTATTAAAGAAAAATAAATTTTAATAATTATAATAAATATTATAGTATTATATAATGTCGGTGGTAGGTAATAGTAAACTTATATTTGAAAAAAGATATAATGACGCTTATAAAGGTATTACGAATGATTATAATTTGCATTATAAAAAGGATAATACCAAGGTTCTTTCTGTCCTAGATGGTCTGGTTGAAAGAAACAAAAAATTCGTTTCCCAGATTTATAATGAACAGAATAGTATTAAAAATTATGAAAAACTTATCGAAAAAAGAGAAAAACTTTTTAAGAAAATGGAGGCAGAAATTATAAAAAATACTAATTTAAATATGGAAAAGGATACTTTTGTTATGTTGTCAAAAGAAAAGAATAAGAATATTGAAATCTACTACATTGTTTATATATTATTCTCTGTTCTGTTGTTAATAATAGAAGGTTCAGTTGTTTTATTCAAATAATATATAATTATATAATATATGGCGAATCCGAGCACCTCGGAGATGGGTTCTAAAGAAGAAGAAGCTATTATTAATATAGAAGAGGACGAACTAAGTGAAAATGAATTACAAATTAATCTTTTAATAGATAAAATTAAAGGATATTCCAAAAATTTAGATAAAGTATATTCAAATAATACAGATATTAGTAAATCGTTTGACCGGATGAAAAATCTGGATGAAAACAGTAAAATAGATATAATGTGGGAGTATCTTATTAGTAATTATAAAAATAATTACGAGTATATGGTAAATAATTTTGATAAAATCAAAAAAAAGAATATGAAACTTTTAGAAAATAAAAACAAACTTGTCAAACTTAAAAAGGAATTAAAAACATTAAAAACGCAGATTTCAACTAAAGAGAAAACATATAAACTAAATTTTAATAGGTACAATGAAATGATTTTTGAAACGAATCTTCTTAAAAATTTTATGATGTTTCTCATGGTTCTTCTTATTATTCCTATTTTAAGGTTAGCTGATATTATTAATAGAACACTATGTGTCGTTGCCTATTCTTCCCTGGTTGCAGTTGGAATTATCTATTCTACCTATCTTTTTATGAGCGATAGAGAAAATAGAGATAACATCTTCTATAATATGTTTAATTTTGAAAAACCAGATGATGAAGATCATGAACCAACTACAACAGAATCTAAGGAAGAGAGTAATGAATCTTCTGATGAGTCAACTACAACGGCATCTAAGGAAGAGAGTAATGAATCTGCTTCTGATGAGTCAACTACAACGGCATCTAAGGAAGAGAGTAATGAATCTGCTTCTGATGAGTCAACTACAACGACCGCTGCTTCTGATGAGTCAACTACAACGACCGCTGCTTCTGATGAGTCAACTACAACGACTGCTTCTGATGAGTCAACTACAACGACCGCTGCTTCTGATGAACCAACTACAACCGAGAAGTAATAATATAATATTAATTAATAGTAATATGAAATTGATAGTAATTTTTATTTTAATATCATTTATAGTTTATTTATTGTTTAGAATAAATTCTATAGATAACTTTCAGGTTCCAATGATGGTGCCATTATTTGATATAAAATCATATATAGAGAAAAGGGAATGTGTACCATATGAAAAGCGTTCGGTTAATTGTTATAAGGAATTATTAAAGGAATACATTGAAGATTTTAAAACCAAACTTTCTGAGATTTATTCGGATGAATTAGTAGAGGATACTATAGCGAATATAGAGGTTGATTCGAGTAAATGTTATGATAAACTTAATGAATTCCCAGCAAAAATGGTAAGTAAAATAATAAATTTTAGTAAAGATACTTCTGATATAAATGGTAAAATAGAAGGGTTGATTTCAAAGGAGGAGTTTTTTAAGGAATCTGAAATAAGATTTATACAGGTATACAAAGCGGTTCAAAAAAGTTTAGAGAAATATCATAAGGATAAATTATTTATAGTAGAAATACCAGATTTTCCGGATAATTATATAGAGGATAAAGAAGATTGTGATACATTAAAATCTTTTAAAAAGGATAAGGATGTGGATGTATGGGGGAAACAGAATATAGTAAAACATTTTATAAAAAAACTAACAGATATACTAGATTCCATTGATATAGATACAAATAAAGGAACAATAGAGATGTATGATGCAGATAAATTAGTATCCATATTAAAGGATAGTATAATAGTATCAAACGAGGATGATGATTCTCCAGAAATGAAAGAAACCTCTAAGAGAGTTATGGCTAGTTTAGGTGTAGTATCAAGGACTATATCTGATTACTATTGTGGGAATCGCGTGAATTGTTGTCATAAAGAGGATTGTGAAGCTATACAAAAAAGAATAAAAAATACTAATGAAGAGAATATGGTTGCTCTTTATAAGAAGAAATATAAAAAGTGTATAGAAAATAATAAAAATTTGCAAAAAGAATCAAAAATTTGTAAAAAAATTGATTTAAAATAATGTATTATATCATTATAATAACAATGAGTCTCCTTGATAAAATCTACAAATCTAGAAAGACGGTTATCGAACTCATGGAAGACCGTGGGGTAAACATGGACAAGTTTAAGGAATATACAATTAATGAGGTAGAACTAATGGTATCAAATATGCCCAAGGCAAACAAAGATATTTCACCAGTAGATATTACTCTAGATAAGGGTATTATTAAATATATTCTAACACCCAAAATTCGTGTTACAAATCTTATGTCTCTAACAAATCAGATACTAGAGGATTATAGTGAGGGAGATACAATTATCTTTATTATCCGTGATAAAATCACATCTGAGGATAGTATTGATGAATTTTTCAGGAATATTTACATTAAAGAGAAGATATTTGTACAGTTTTTCCATCTAGATACACTAACGTTTAATGTAACCAATCATAGTCTGGTTCCAAGGCATGAGATTCTTAGCACGGAAGAAACGAATGAGCTTATTAAATCGTTGTATATTACGGATATTAAGAAACTTCCAAAAATTAATGCAAGCGATCCTATTTCTAAATATTATGGTATTAAGAGGGGTGAGGTATTTAGGATTACTCGTCCTAGTGAAACCTCTGGTATTTCATATTATTACAGGGTGGCTACGTGAATAATTGTGTAATAGTATATAGTTTATTTAAATTTAGGTCCTTATTGTTATTACAAGTAATTTTTATATTAAAATCTGGTTCATAGTTAAAAAATACATTAATATTTTTATCTATAAAAAATTGAGTAGTTTTGTATGTTTCTTCATTCGTATATTGTTTTTTACAAGGGAATTCACTACTTTTTATAGGAGTTTTTGTATAATACTGAATTAATTTGTTATTATACATATGATATGAAATTAGTTGTTCATGAAAGTATTCTGGTTTATAAATATGTTCCAAAACGATTTGTTTATAGTAAAGTTTTTTAGTAGTTATTTCTTTTTTTTTATATAATGAACATTTTTTTTGCCATATATTAAATTGGTCTTTTGTAATATTACAGTTATAGTGGGATGACTCTGATTGTCCTATATTAATTTCAAAATAGTTACATTTGCTAGGTGCAGAAACGAATGACATAGTTAAATATTTAATCAAATATTATTTAAATAAAATTGATAATATAATTAACTATATATTATAATAAAATGTCTGTCAAAGGTGTTCTATTGCTTGTGACTGGTAATATTAAGGATATCGAACTACCGTTTCATAAACCAAAGGGGAAAAAGGATGAGAAAAACTTGAATCTAAATAATAATTTATTTGATAATATAGGTAGTAATGAGTTGAAAATTATTGGGGAACTAGACATATATAATTCTAAGGAAAGGTTAGTCATGTATGGTTTTACAGAGGGTGATTTGGAAAATATTCATGAACTTATAACAACCGATAATATGCTAAAACTAAAATACTATGGTGATATTATTATTATTAAAATGAACAAGACGCGAATTGTTCCGATTGATTGTAATGAATATGAATCTATTTTTAATGATTATTTTGTCGAAAATAAATACAATGAATCAGATACTGAAATAGATGTTGAATATACTAGTGAAAACTCAGGTTCTGAAGATGAAGTGGACGAATCTGATTCTGAAGATGAACATATAGAAGAAGATAGTGAATCATTTGTGTCTACATCTTTAGCAGAACAAGATGTTGTTATTAGCGAATCTATTGATATTCGTGATAAAACAATAGAGATGTTTAATGGTATTTTGAATAAGGAAAAATCTATTAATTTAGAAGATGCTATTTATAACTATAGTTTAGATATAGCTAAAAATAGGAAAATAAAGGAAACATTTACAAATGTGAATTTTAAAAAGATTTACATAAATAAATCTAGGTCAATACTTTCTAATATAAAAAAGGATTCTTATATTAACAATACAAATCTAGTAAATAAAATCATTAAGGGTAAAATTAATGTTAGTGAATTACCCTATATGAGCAATCAGGAACTTTTTCCTGAACACTGGAAGAAGATTATGGATGAAAAATATAAGAGAGATAAAATGATGTATGAGGAAAAGGAGGAGGCAATGACTAATGAATTTAAGTGTGCAAGGTGTAAATCTAGGGAATGTACCTACTATGAACTCCAGACGAGGAGTGCGGATGAATCGATGACTACATTTATTACCTGTTTGAATTGTGGTAATAGGTGGAAAAATTAATTATTTCTGGATATGATCATACCAGTCTTTTATGGCTTGTCTACGTTTATTCTTATCCCGTTTAATTTCGGTTTTAAGATATATACTATATGGAACAATTTTTTTTTTATAATTTTTAGTAATATTATGAATAATAAGGTTGTAAATAACAGTTGCATTCATTAATATTATTTAACAAAATCTTTTTCAGTTAGAACATATCCCCAGTGCTGTAGGCTCTGTCTAATTTTAGGACTAACATTATAATCATCATAGGTAGTATTTTTCTTTTTAATAAGTGTCATTAACCACAACCTAAATCTCCCCTTTTCCCCAGCAAATTTATTCCATCTATTTATTTGTCTTTCATCATCGCTGCTACGTTTTCCTATGTAAAAATCACAATACCACTGGACCCATCCATAAGGGTGTTCTTTGTTAATCCATCCTTTCTTTTCCCAGAATTGTAGGGAAGTTCCAACACGGACTTTATATTTATTGAGTGAAACATCACATATACTGCTGGTTATTTGGTTTGATTCCAGATTCTCCCACCAGTCATCAGGGTATTGTTTGTGTCTATTTTTATAATCTTTGTTGGTAATACCAGATTTAATTGGTCTCCAGTATGTTCCACCAAAACTACCGAGTTGGAATATTTCTTTTGGTGTAAGATTAGGAGTAAATTCTGGATGATCACTAAAAAATAATTTATCATTTTTTTTAACAGGTTTTACTATTCTACTGCCACCTTTCATGAATTTTTTAGCGAGTTTGACCGGTTTACTATTTTTGTTACATTCTTCAGATAATATATGATAGTCTACTTTAGAAGATGGACCGCCTGTAAGTGCACTGCCTAATCTTGCTATACCCCAAGAATGAGCGGTTTGGTTAGGTCTAGACCCAGATGAATAATAGGCTCCTTGTCCTTTTTTAATAATATCATTAAGTCCTTTAATAGAGCAACCGGTATTTCTTGATAGTTTTTTGTTTGGTGATAAATTTTCAACATTATACATTTCAGAAGCCTTTTTAACCCATCTTGATTTTTTAGATTTAAACGACTTTAATTTATTTCTGGTAAAATATTTACCCTTTTTGTATAGTTTTTTAGATTTTAACAACATTTTGTTTTGTTTAAGTTTATCCCTTTTAGAAAGTGAATCTGGAAGATATTTTTTAGACATATAATTTAATGTTAGATATTAAAGATTTTAGTTTATATAATAACTAATATGGACGAAACAGAAGGAATTGAGATTTATGATAGTTTTGAAGATATGGGTCTAAAAGATGAAGTTCTAAGGGGAATTTATGGATATGGATTTGAAAAACCGAGTGAAATCCAGAAGAGGGCTATTGTTAAAATTATGGAGGGGAAGGATATTATTGCCCAGGCACAGTCTGGTACTGGGAAAACTGCGACGTTTACTATTGGTATGTTGGAGTCATTGAACCTTAGTAGTAATACGAATCAGGTGTTGATTATGTCGCATACCCGTGAGTTGTCACAGCAGATTCATACTGTTATCAAGCAGATTTCAAAATATCAAAAAGTTAATGTTAATCTGAGTGTTGGTGGTATTTCGGTTACCGAAAATATTTCTTCACTAAGGAAGCGTCCTCATGTTATTATTGGTACTCCTGGGCGTGTATTGGATATGATTCATAAAAAATATATTAATGTCAATACTCTAAAAATGTTGATTCTGGATGAGGCGGATGAGATGTTGTCGCATATTTTTATCAATCAGATTTATGATATTTTTCAGAATTTGCCTCCAAAGATTCAGGTGTGTTTGTTTAGTGCAACAATGAATAAATCTTTCTTTAGTATTACACAGAAATTTATGAGAGATCCTGTAAAGATTTTGGTTAAAACAGAGGAACTAACTCTTGAGGGTATTAAACAATTTTATATTGACCTAGAAAAGAATGAATTTAAATATGATACACTATGTGATATTTATTCAACGATTTCTATTTCTCAGTCAATTATTTATTGTAACTCTATCAAAATTGTTGATATTATTTCGAATAAACTAAATAATGATAATTTTTCAGTGGCTTGTATTCATGGTAATATGAATCAGGAAGAAAGGAATAAGGTAATTAAAGAGTTTAGGGATGGTAAGAGTCGTGTTCTTATTTCTACAGACCTTCTATCGCGTGGTATTGATATCCAGCAGATTTCGATTGTTATAAACTATGATGTGCCTAAAAATGTGGATAATTATATTCATCGGATTGGTAGGAGTGGTAGATATGGTCGTAAGGGTGTAGCAATTAACTTTGTAACAAATAATGATAGAGAACAGTTGAGTTCTATAGAGAAGTATTATAATACAGATATTCCAGAACTTCCAAATCTAGAAGTATTGAATATTTAAATAATCTAAATCTATATCTACTTAAATATATTTTGTAATAAAATACAAATAGACTATGCAAATAGGTTGGGATATAGGTATTAAGAATTTATCCTATTGTATAATTGATGATGATTCTAAAATAAAGGATTGGGGTATTATTGATATAACAGATAATGAAGAATTTAAATGTGGATTTATTACACAGAAGGCGAAGGTCTGTGGAAAGGTCGCTAAAAAGATAGATAAAAATACAAAAAAGATGTATTGTAATATGCATTCTAAAAAACTTGAGTTACATGATATTCTTATTTGTTTCGAATGTAAGAACAAGGCTAAGAAAAAGAATAAAGAAAATGAATTTTACTGTTTAAAACATAGTAAAAAGCATGACAATATGTATGATATTAAATTTAATATAAAGGATCTAAATAACATTGGAAATAAGTTGATTGTAAAATTAAACGAAAAAAAGGATGAATTACTAAATGTGAAAAATATAGTAATAGAAAATCAACCAGTTCTAAAAAATCCTACAATGAAAAGTGTACAAATAATCCTTTATACATATTATTTAATGAATAAATTAGGTGATGACTATACTATTAAATTAGTTCCAGCTAACAGTAAACTAAAGTTTGATATAACAACACCAAAAATAGAAGAAATAAAAAAAATGACAAATAAATATCAAAAAAATAAAAAGTTATCTATAGAATATTGTAGACATTTTATAAAGGATGATAAAAAACTGTTGGAATATTTTGATGACTTTAAAAAAAAGGATGATTTGGCTGATTCCTTTTTATTAATATACTATAAATTAAATAAGACTTAAAAGTATGCGTATTTAAACAATAATAAGTTTCTTTACATAAAAATATGGAAGAAATTAATTTAAATCTCGATAGTACACACAATGAAGTTTCTTTAAATACGAGTAGTGGAGGCGCTGATCTTGGATTAGAACTACTAATGAATGGACATAAAATGCAGGGGGCGCCCAGAAGGGACCCGGTTGTTTCAGCACCTTCTCAGAGTGAGACTGATGTAAATCTTGATCAATTATTAAATGATAGTTCTGTTTCTGATATACCCAAACTAGATTCTATAAAACTCGTGGATGATAGTTCTTCTATATTAAACGAACTTAAATTAGATAATTTGGAAGATCTAAATAAAGATACAGATAAACTAGATGATAATATTTTTAAGATAAATAATCCTATACCACCAGTTAATAATAGGTTCAATTCTATCCCTACAGTTAATCTAACTAATGAAAGCGATAATAAACGTTCTTTTGAAGAACTACAGAAATCTAAATTCGAGTTATTGTGTAATCTAGAACGACTTGAACAGAGGGGGTTTAAATTGGCGAGGTCTTTTACAATGGAATCTGATTTTAGTGAAATGCAGAGAGAATATGATAGAATTAAACGTAAACTTGAAGTTGATAGGAGTGTAAAATTTCAACGTAAAATGATGATAGCTGCGGTTACTGGTATTGAATTTTTAAATGGTAAGTTTGACCCATTTGATGTGAAATTAGATGGTTGGTCTGAAAGTGTCCATGAAAATGTTATTGATTATGATGATATTTTCGAGGAACTACATGAAAAATATAAAGAGAAGGCTAGTATGGCACCAGAATTAAGGTTAATAATGATGCTTGGTGGGAGTGGATTTATGTTTCATCTTACCCAGTCGTTGTTTAAGTCATCTATTCCAGGTGTAGGTGATATTATGAAACAGAATCCTGATTTGATGAATCAGTTTGCTCAGGCTGCTGCTAAATCATCTACTTCACCCGGGTTTGGTAATATGATGAGTGATATGATGAGTAATAAAAGTTCTGCTCAGCAACAGTCTTCTCCTATGCAGAGAACTGAAATGAAAGGACCGCCTGATATCAGTGATATTTTAAGTAAGGTGAATACTAATAATAATCACAATATAAGTCTTGATAATCTTTCTAATATTAGTGCGAGCGATATAGAAAACATTAGAAATGTTGATATTAAAAGGAGAAAAAGACAGACAGCTTCTGGAAATGAAATTACTTTAGATTTTTAGATTTTTTGAATAAATAATATTTACTATCCTCATTTAGTAAATTGATTATTAACACTATGTAAAGGAATGTTAGAATTACAGTCCAAAACATATCTTTTGTACCTATCCAGAAGATAGTAAAAATTGCGACACGTCTGAATGCAGTTGTTTTGATAAATTCATCCTGATTCTTGCTTAGATCAAGATGTATATATCTTGTACCAATATTTAAGATTAACATAGCAATACCTGCTATTAAATCACTATTATTTGTATATCTATTAATATTATTATTAAGATGTTTAACATATGAAGATTCCATTATATAATATATAATTATTTTTTATAATAGGAAATAAATTCTTCCTTTATTTTTTTTTTATCAAATGACAATATTATAAAAAAGATTATTGTTAGAAGAATCCCGATTTGAATATTTTCTATAAAACTAAATAGAATTATATTTAAAATAATAATTTTGGATATAATACTATTGAAAAGCATCATATATAGATTTAATTTTATTGTATCATTTAATTTATGTATAAATATAATTATTAAACTTAGTATACCTACCAAAATATTCATTAATATATAACAATAAAAGAATTTATAATATATATGTATAATGGATATACCTGGTATGGGTAAGGTTGAAGATTGTATGGACACCTTTAAAATTATGCCTGAAAATATATTAAAATTTTTAGGAGATTTTAAAATAGATTCGAATGACTCGGGAAAGAAAGCTTATGGTATAATAAAATATATAGGAGCGGTTCTATTATTTTTATGTGTGTTTCCAGCGTTACCATTCTTTTTTATTCTTGCTATTATGATTGCAAGTATGAAATATATAGTTCTAAAATTTGGTAATATATAATTTCTTTTAAATATGTAATGGATAGTAATCTTGGATTTGAAGAGATTTCTTGTGATATTAAACTATATCTTAAAGTGTTTATAGCTGTTATTTTACTACTATGTTCTGTACCACTTATACCGGTTGTCCCCTTTATTCTATTATCTTATCATTCATTTTATGGAAGATTTGGAATAATAAAAGTTATAAAAACATTTAATACAAGTTTTTAGTTTATTTTCTATTTTAATATTAATGACCTGGTCAACTATAGAAGACGCATGGGGAAATGATGTTGACGAAAATATAAATAATTTTTATAAAACCAATCATAATAATACCTATAATGTTAATAATTCACCATCACATCTTAATAATCAATTAGAACAACAACAATTAGAACAACACAAATTAGAAAGTGATAAAATAGATAAACATAAAATGGAAATAAAGAAATTAGAAGATCAACAAAAACAAGAACTAAATAAAAATAAGTTTTATCATATGGTTGAACGGAGACTTAATCTTTTAGAAAAAAATAGTTCCTTTGTCAATAATAAAATAGACAAATTATCACTTCGTATAGAATCAGAGATTAAAAGTCTCGGTAGACAGCTTAATAATTTAGATTTCCCGAAACAAACCTACCATGAATCTCAGGAAAATAATTATTCACAAAATATGAATGATATTATTTTATTTATAATATTTGGAATATTTATATTAATTTTAATGGATAGTATGTATCGATTACTACAGTTAAAAATTAAAAATATATAGATATTTTATGGTTCTTACAAAAAAAAAAGATAAAGTGAGAAACTCCAATAAGACTAAAAAACAAATTAAAGGGAAAAAAACCCAGAAGGTAAAGGTTCTATATATAAAACCAAAATATACCGATGAATATATGAAATCTAAAGAAGGAGAATATTTTGATAAATCAAGTTATGATAAAATTATTAATTATAATTGTGATGCTTATCAAATTAAAGAAGATGGTACAAAAAAACTATTATTTAAATTTAGAAAAAAGGTTTTATCAGATAAATTATGTCAGATAGGTATAGTCAATCTTAAAAAAGCTGCTATGAAAACACATGATAATAGAGGTGCTTCTGCTGGTGTTATTTCTTATAAAAAATTACCAACTTACGCAAATGAAAAAGACCAATTTAAACGGGTTGATAAATTTAGGATACTTGGTTATAAATCTAAAAAAACTGGTAAATGGGTTAATAATAGTTTTGGTAATTTATCTCAGAGTAATATTATTGGATTTTTTGACAAAAGAGATAGAAATAAGGGAGTTGATGCACCCCCCTGTAGAAAAACAAAATTCTCGGCTGAACAGGTCGATAAATGGAAAAAGATAACTCCCCTTATTAAAGAAATAAATCATATGTATAAGACATTAGTTCCAGAACAATATAGGAAACAAGCTAAAGAGGCAAAACAAACTAATTTTCATATTAAAAATACTGCTTTCAGTACTGTAACCATAAACTATAACTGGAGAACCGCTCTTCATAAAGATGCTGGTGATTACAAACAAGGATTCGGTAATCTTGTCGTTCTCGAAGAAGGGAAATATAAAGGTGGTTCCACTGGGTTCCCACAATTTGGTGTTGCTATTGATGTTAGACACTGTGATTTCCTTGCTATGGATGTTCATGAATGGCATTGTAATACTAAAATCGAACCTATATCAAACGATTATACACGTTTATCTCTTGTTTCTTATCTTAGAGAAAATATGATTAAATGTAAAGGACTAGACGAATAATAATCCACCCATACCGTTCGTATTTATTTGAAATACATTGTAATTCACTGCAAATATAAACAATTTTTTATTTCTAATTGTATCTAGATTATTATTAGCAAACCTAAATTTCATCTTTTTATCCTTAATTTTTGACATATTACATGTCCCACTTGGCTGAAGTTCAAATGGATTTAGACAGAAAGAATGTAGTCCTATTCTATCCAAATCTGGTACAACACCACACAATTTAAATGGATTATATCTCGTATTATAAACCATTGGATTATTTCTATAATATTCAACACCATTGAATTCTAAATTAAATTCACCACCGACACCATCATCACCATACAAATTAGATGTAGTCATAGATACATAATAACAGGGTCCTTGGCCTGGATTTTTCCCTGATATGCCTTTATTCTGAACAACCCAGGTTAAAAATTTTATTGGATGAGTAAAGTTATTAATATTTACGGTTTGTATAGGTAGTATATCTTCTGTAGAATTAGTTGTTGTTATTTTATCTTTATACTGCAATTGTTCAATTAAATATTCATGTGAACTATTTGTAAATTTCCTTTTCTCATCACCGTATAAATGAATAAATTCACCATTTAACAACATTTTATCTATACTAAGATCACCTAAACTTCCCAATAAGTTTTCCTTGGTTTCTGTATCAAACTCAAGTATTATTTCATTATTAAATAAACATACTACAGGCAATGCCATACCTATATTTCTTGTAAACCAAAAATCAAAATCATATAACAGTTTTTTTTTTATTGAAGGATTAGTAACAATACGAAATCCAAGTTCATTTATAGTCAACTGATCTGTACCAGTATCATTATAAACACTACCAGTACATATTAAAGGACAGAATCCGCCAAGTCTATCTTCATTTGAAATAAATTTTCTTTCTAGATTCGTCTTTGAACCACCCACACCATCCACCACAACATCTCTATCTGTATCTGTATTAATATATGTTTCTAAACCACCATATAATGGTGATGATAACATGTTGTGTTTATTTCTACTTTTATTTAAAAGCTCATGTTTTACTTGTCTCCATTGAGATATATATTCTTCTATTTTGTAATCATTTATTTTAATCTGACTGTGTTTAATTAAACTATTTGTAAAATTATCAACACTATATAAATTACCATTATTACCACTCCCACATGTAACATCAATTTCTAGATTTAGTCTAGATAATAATTCACCCATACGTGGTATTTTTGCTTTAAAGTGACTGTCAAATTTTGATGCACTACCATCCCTTATAAATGGTATATTTATTGTTTCTTTAGAAAAATGAGTGTGTCTTCTATAGACCTTTTTAAAAAATGATATTTGAGGATTTCCTGTTAAATAATAATCTTGTTCACCATAGGCCATCAACTGTATTTTAAAGAGACTCATTTAAGATTTAATAATATTATAAATATAAATTTTTTTTAAATTGTTATTAATTATTTATTACTATATATACATTTAGATAGGTTGCAAAACAAAGCCATAATAAATAAGGTGCTAGAATATTAGACGCCAACACACTGTATTTTCTAAATTTAATTAAACAATATACCAATAAGGCTATCATTATAATAATATCTATTAATGCCACTAATTTATTTTTGTATTTAATAAATAGATAGGTCCATATAAGATTAAATCCCATATGTACTAGAAATACCTGTAAAGGAAAACACATACTTTTACATTTATTATAAACCATAAAAAATGATATCCCCATTAATATATATAGTATAGGCCATACTATACCAAAAACATAATTAGGTGGTGTTAGACTACTTTTATTTATTTTAAGATAGTTGTCCGAATTATAATAATTATTCATATTATTTATAAACATAATTATATTAATTAAAATGAATATTGATAAACATTATAAAGCAGCCTCTATTCATAAAAAAATAAAACTAGAATTATATGACTATATTGATAATACTAAAACTATAAATGATATATGCTTATTCATAGAAAGTCGGATTAAACTATATTCTGATAAGAATGAAATAAATAATGGTATTGCTTTTCCGGTTGGTCTTTCATTAAATAATATAGCAGCACATGATACACCTATACCTAAAATAGATTCAAATAAACTATTACAAGATACAGATGTTCTTAAAATAGATTATGGGGTACATGTAGATGGTAGTATAATTGATAGCGCATTTACATGGACCAAAAATGAAGTATATAAACCAGTTCTTGATGCATCAAGAGAAAGTGTTGATACTATTATTAAAAATATTGGGGTTGATATGACTATATCTGAAATTGGTAATTTATCAGAAGAAATAGTGGCATCATACGAAACAGAAGTGAATGGTATATTTAAACCAGTAAAAATTATAGGTAATCTGTGTGGTCATTCTATTTTACCCTGGAAAATACATGGTGGGAAATTAATACAAAATGTTAAAAATAATGATAATACTAAAATAGAAGAAAATGATATACTTGCTATAGAAGTGTTTACTTCTAATGGTAATGGAACAACTATATTAGGTAGGAATAACTCACATTTTATGCCCCAGAAAAGTCGACAACCAATTACCAGGAGGTCACAAGAACTCAATGATATCATCAAAACCAAATTTAAAACATTACCATTTACTCAAAGGTATCTCGAAAAACACTCTCCAATAAAATACTATAATGTTTGCTTAGATGAATTGTATAGAAAAGGATATTTAAGTAAACATCCACCGCTAATAGAATCAGATCCAACTAGTATTACAGCACAATTTGAAGAAACTATTTATGTATCTTCTAATAGAATTATTAATTTATCAGGTGGGAACTAATAATTTATTTTCTACCATCATATTAAAATGGGATTCCTAAATATTGTATTATCGCCAATAGAGGTTATTTTTGATCCTATTGTAAGTGCTGGTAATGCAATTGTCGCTCTTATACATATCTTGCTCGAACTCATTAAAGTAGCACCAAAGTTAGTCTCGCTCTTCGAAATGTTTACAGATCCTGGTAAAATTATAAAGGATGCTGTATATGGTGTAAAGGTTGGGTTAATGATGTTATTTGATGCTATATTTGGTAATTTATTTAGTGCTATAAAGAAACCTTTTATACAATCGAAATCCAAAAAAAACAAACCTAAAAAAATGTGTTTAACAAATAGAATTATTCAATTAATTATTCTAGTCCTTTGTCCACCACTTGCTATATTTATGGAAAAGGGTATAACCAGTTTTTTTTACGTGGTTATAGCAAGTTTGCTTACCTATTTCTATTATTTCCCTGGACTAATCTATTCATCTATGTATGTCTTGTAATTTAATGGTAATTTACTGGTAATTTACTGGTAATATCAAATATTATATTTTTTTATTCTATTAAAGTATAATGGGGTTTATGGATATAATAACCGGGGTTGTTAAGGAAATATTAGGAACTGTCCTATTTCCTATAAAACCAGTAATAGACCCAATACTGGCATTAGGGGATGCTATGGTACAATTATTAGATTTACTTACTAAACTTATTAGTTTGATACCTAAACTAATGTCTTTATTTACTATGTTTACTGATCCAATTAAACTTATTAAAGACGCGGTTTATGGTGTTAAAATCGCATTACAGATGTTGTATGATGCAACATTAGGTTATATTATAGGTTCATTTATGAAGAATTTTTATTTAGATAGTAAAAATAATAAAAATAATAAAAAAGGTGGGAAAAAATGTATAGATAAATCGTTCATGAATATTCTAATTATGATACTATGTCCTCCACTGGCTATATTTATGAACGAAGGAATGGGTAGTATTTTTTACGTAATTATAGCAAGTTTCCTAACCTACTTTTACTATTTTCCTGGATTAATATATTCTTGTTTATATATATTATAATAATATAACAATGGGATGGAATGAAATGGTAGACGCTATATTATCTTTAAAAGATTTTGCCTTTAATTTAATAAATATAATTGTTAAATTGATAAAGGTATTCCCAAAATTTTTGTCTATTTTTACGTATATATTAGACCCAAAAAAACTTATTAGTGATATTATATTTTCAATAGTAACCGGTTCTAAAATGATATATGATGCCACAATTGGATACCTAATTGGTTCATTTATGAAGAATTTTTATTTAGATAGTAAAAATAATAAAAATAATAAAAATAGTAAAAAGGGTGGGGAATCATGTTTTAATAAATCATTAATTAATATATTAATATTAATCTTATGTCCCCCACTGGCTATATTTATGAAAGAAGGAATATCTAGTATATTATATGTAATTATAGCAAGTGCCCTAACCTACTTTTACTATTTTCCTGGATTAATTTATTCTTGTTTATATATATTATAATAGTATGACTAACTATGGAAAAAAGTGTAAAGAAAATAATGATTGTTCTTCAAAAATATGTGAGATGACATATAAGAATAATGAACCAGATACAAGAAGATGTGTAGAAGGAATTATTTCATCTGAAAAAGATATCGAACAAGAATCAGGAAAAGAAAATAAGTTAGAATTTGGTGGAGAATGTGAGAATGATTCCGATTGTTCTTCTGGTTTATGTGAACCTAAATATGGTTATAAAGATGGGAAAGATGTAATTCTAGGTAATTTTTGTGTTAAACAAGAACTAAAATTATCTTCGGAATGTACCTATGATAGTGATTGTAAATCGGGAAGATGTAAAACTGAATATGATGGGGATATACCTGTATCGAGGAAATGTGTTGTATTTGAGTCTATGCCTAAAATAGATAATGTTAATCGTAATTTTGGTGATATGAAGGAAGATGATCTGCCTGAATTTGCAAAGTCAAAGGAATGGAAAGCCGCTAGAAACGAAACTTATATATTATCTGATTCAGAAAAGGCAAAAAAATTACAGGGTAGAGGTATTATTTCTGATATCATAATTATTCTAATGGAATTAGTTGTTCTTGGAATTAAAACAGTATTTATAATTTTGTTTGATATATGGAAACTAATTTTTTTTGTAGTATCATATGTTCCTTCACTAATACTTAAAGTAAAAGTATTTGGATTTCTTGATAAATACAAATGTACAGATAATTCTAAATGTACTAAGGGTAAATGTGACCCGAATAAATCAATATCAGTGCAGGCAAAATATATAAAACAACTCCTAGTTATATTATTCCCACCATATGGTGTATTTATTTCTAAGGGAGCATCTTCCATAAAGGAAATAATGTTAACATCAGTTTTAACTATTATGTTTTATTTCCCAGGTATGATATATGGATTAAAGGTTATAGAAGAATAAAATTTCTTATAAACTAACATAATGAGTGATATGTTCAAATTATTTATGCATGGAGGTATGATAACGGATGATATTTGTATACCAACCGACTTTATAAAGCTATTTTTTACTATTATTTTCCCACCAATTGGTATATGGATAGACCAACACGGTAAAGGATACCCAAATATGAATAAAATAGGTATTAGTTTTATATTAACTGCTATGTTTTATTTTCCAGGTCTGATGTATGGATTAAATAATATTTCGTTCAGTTAAATCTTATTATTTTTTTTTTTATTTATTATATGTCCGTTCCAACAAATTATCTTATAAATGATGTTAGAACTTTTGATTATTTTAAAGTTAAAAGTTTTAGTGGATTTTTAACCAAAGATGTAGTCACTACACTTAAAAAAAATATTCTTAAAAATAATATAGAAGAATCCTGTAATTGGTGTATAGAATTATTCCTTTCATTACATATAGAAAAATTATACTCTATCTTTTTGGATATTGCCCTAAAAAATATTAATATTTTATCACCTAAGTTGCCTTCATTGCTTCATAAAAGGTTTAAACAACTAATAGATTCTAATTTGTCTATGAACGATATGAGAAATTCACAGATGGTAAGGAATCATATAATCGATTTTTGTATAATAGTGTGTATGAGTAATAAAAATAAAACGATAGGGATATCAACTCTTAAAGATAATGAAATGGATGCTAAATTTATATTAAAAAAAATAAAATCTGAAAAATCCTATGTTGATAATTTATTTAGAAGTAATGATCCAATAGAAATAAAATTTATTGTTAATGAAATGGTCCATAATATGAAAACTTCAGACTTTACTGGAACTGTATATATGTTAAGTTGGCTAATACAGTATGATAAATTATCGAGTAAAAAAAAGAAACCAATAATGTGTCATGAAAGAATAAGTAGCAATATAAAAAAGGAAAATCAAACAGATTTAATCTGGTTATTATGGGAAATAGTTATTTCGGAATCTCAAAAAACATTATCTATTAGCGTGCAAAAGGAAATAGATAGTCTTTTTAAATTATACAAACTATTTTACAAACCGAAATCAAAGTATAAATATATTAATCTTTATCTGTTTGCAATAAAATATTTTACAGACATTTATGACATTAGCACACCTATAATTTATAATTATTACATCTCTTTACAAATATGTATGAAAATAAATTTTATGATAGGTCAAAAAAAACATCTAGAAGTAGTAAAAAGTAATAATGTTTCATTCGAAATAATAAAAAAAAAGAAAGAGAAGGCAAAAACGAAAACTCCGAAACAATTAAAAGAAGAAAATGTTCAAAAGAGGTTTGATATTATATCTAATATAGACATTAATAATTAATCTAAACTATTTTGTAATATAAATATAAATGAGAAATAAACAAATGATATTTCTGATATTTTTGGTAGTTTTATTATGTTATTTTGGTTATAAAACATCATTTACACAACGCACTCAAACTAAAATTAAAAATTTTGAACAAAAATTTGTAAAGAATATTGACAGAAAACAAAAGGATTTATGTGGTAACAAATTTAAAAATAGTACTGTCTCTGAATTCTATATATGTAGTAGTCATAAACCCTTTCTAACCGGATTTTTACAATATGATTATTCGAGTTTAGATATGCTACAGAAATCTATAATATATGGTAGTAGATATATTGAATTAGAAATATTTAATAAAGAAATACGGAATGACACTATACCTGTTGTAGGTTCAAGTAGTAGTGATGGCTCTGTTGTCTATGGACAGAATACTTTAGATTGCGAAGAGGTATTTAAGTTAATAGGAAATATTGTTTTTTCTGAAAGATATCTAGACAATTACAAAGAACCCTTTTTCATTTTCTTGAATCTTAAACTAAAAAATAAAACCGCTACTCTCAATAAATTATATGATATTATTAAAAGAAATCTAAACCTTAGACTTCTAGACAGTAATTATTCATATCAAAAAGAAAATATTGCACGAACCAAAATGTGCCATCTTATGGAAAAAGTAGTTCTCTTTTCTTCAGATGGTTATGAAAATTCTAAGATGGAAGAATTAATTAATATGTCTACTAAAAGTCCTAGTCTTAACAGAATAAAATACACTGAACTACCCCATAAAGAAGAACTATCTAACAAAAAAGATATACCAATCGTTTCTATTCTTAGTAAAAAAATAAAACTAATGGGAAATATAATCTACATGTTAGATGACACAAATTTCCTTTCACTTGGTATACAACCTCATATGTCTTTACAGATAGATGGCTCAACTAATAAAGGCAATAATACAAATGGTGATGTTATTAGAATTAAAGAAGTAACTAATAATGCATTGGTATTAGAAAATAATGAATTTATTGAAGAATCTGGTGTAAATAAATTATCACTAAAGATTTTTGATAGTTCTTATTCACTTAAAAATATAGATAAACAAAACAAATCATCGATTACTATTGTTTATACTGAACACAATTTCTTTAATTTTAATTTTGATCCAGAACACGCCTGGAATCTAGGATGTCAATTTGTATGTATGAATTTTCAAAAACTCGATTACAATCTTAAAAAATATATGAAAAAATTTAACAAATATAGTATTATCCAAAAACCAACTAACCTTAGATTTGTTGAAAGAAAAGAAAACTCTAAACGATTAAACACTCTTTTCCCAAAATATATAGAAACAAATAATACCGATATTATTTATGATTTTGCCAAAAACAATTTTGAAATCAGTTTAGTTCCATTCAAATATTCCGATAATATAGGATGTTGTATCAATAAATCCCCAAAAGATAATATTATATGTTCAAAATATAGCAATAATTCATCTAAATGCAATGAAAGAGAAAACTGCTTATTTACCAACGATATAGATAAATGTAAACAGGATATTGTGAAAATAGTATACAATAACGATTTCTTGTCTGTCTCTCCAAGTCATAAAAAAACAGATTCATTATTTGAAATTGTACCTGGTCTTGATAATCAATTCGAATCTATATCAATTAAATATAATAATAAATATCTCGTTACTAATGATTCATGTTGCTATCTTTCCTTCAAAAATTATAATACTGATAATACGAATTTAGTAGATACATTTAGGAAACATGCTAGTTTTTATGCTGTAAAACCTATGTGTTCTAAAGAAGGCTTTGTATCTTTTATGCAGATAAAAGATAACAAAAAATATTACATAAAATACCGGAATGAATTTAACTACAATGAACGTGTCTACAGCACTACCTCTAATGAATTTGATTTAATTGGAGAAATGGTCTCTGAAGATGGTAGGGTTGGTATATACCAGGTAAAATCAAAAGATAATTATAAAAGTATCGGTCATATTTTTGTTAAAGGTAACGACCATAAAGTAGATATACTTAATAAGAATATTATACTACTAAAAGGTGCTGTATCTGAACCAATTGGATTTGAATTAATATGGAACACAAATAATGTATATATATGGAAACCTATACCAGGAGATGGTTATATTGGATTAGGTGTAGCGGTTACTCTAAATAAAACACCGCCAGATACATCCTTATTCTGCTGTGTTGCGATAGAATATACATCTGAAGTCCTAATTGATAATACATTATTCTGGTCGAATAAAGGCAATAGTCCAAATAATCCTCTAAGTTTATGGGAAGTTCCATCCAAAAACTATTTTATATCGAATGTAGCTTACACTAAACCTAGCGAATTTAGTCAACCAGTCTATTCTATAAATCTTGAAGCATCGGATTATATGGACCGATTGTTTATGGGCAAAGAAACCAGCACCACAGAACCTTTCTGTTTTAAGGTTATAAATAACAAAACAAAGATACCGAATAGGATAGATCCGATTGATTTTAACGAATATATAGAAGAAAACAACTATAAAATTTCATTATATGATAAACCAGAAGGTTCAGATATATCTGAAAAGAAGTGTGTTGGTTTAGAATACGCATACTGGTCTAAATATTATAGCAATGATAGTAGCAAGTCCGATAATAAGAAATTGGTTATAACAGAATGCAATAGCAATGATTATATGGGAACAAATTTCATTTTAAATAATGATAGCACTATACGATTAAAGGGTAATACACATTATTGTCTAGAAAATAATGAAAACAATCTGGTTATAAATAAATGTAATCAATCCAAACCACAGGAATTCTTTTATAACAAATCTAAAAATTTGCTTACTAGTCTGGTAAATAATTTCTGCCTTGATAATAATTTCAATCTTGATAAAAAACTATCATTTAACGAAAAATGTAAAAGTACATTTATAATAAAACAGGAAATTGTAACAAACTGCATTAGTGTAAATAGCGTTGTCTATGTTAAAAAGAAAGTAAAAAGACACAAAGATTCTTATTTCTCTCAGAGAGAGGATAATACAGTAAGGTTAAATGTTATAGATGAGGATATAGATAGGACATATTTTCATGTTTATGTGAAGGGTATTGTTAGTGAGAAAAAGGATGGTAAATATAAAATAAAACTATATGACCAGAATTCGAGCGTACTCTATATAGACACGAATTCTAATCTTGTTATACCCTATTTTATACCACAGAGTAATAAAATAGAAAAGGGGACAGAATTATTGTTAGAGAATGGTGGTGTAATGGGTAAATATAATGAGAAAAATATTAGATGGATGGCTAAAGTAACAGATAAATTGGAGAACGACAAATATGTAGTTGTGTTTAGTATAAATAGTATTGAGGCGGATATGAACAAAACCTCTTTTGGTAGACCAAGGACAAATGAGAAGAAAATAGTAGATATTATGGATATAGTTCTTCTTCAACCGGCGTTAGAATGTAATTAAATTATTTTAAAAAAAATAATCTTGTATAAGATTAAATGGGTCAGGGTCCTTCCAGTGTAAATTACAACTATGTTTATGAAGAATCAAAAAAAAAGAATACAGTTTCTAAAAACCCCAAGGTGAGTGAAAACCAGGTTTTAAAGGAGAGAGAGGCTGAAAAAATAAATAATACTTTTATAGAATTGTTGGGTGTATTGAAATATCATACTAATATGGTTTCTATAGATAAGAATTTTATATTACAGAATAGATTAATTAATGAAGAATTAGATAAGAAAATAGGTAATTTAAATAAGGAACTAAAAAACAGTAAAGATGTGTTTTCGAGGGACAATGAGATTTATAGACAGAAGGCATTAGAGATTGAATCGTTAAAGAGGTATAATGTTAGTTTTAAGTATGCAAATATAGGTTTGTTTATGGTCATTGTAATTTTAATGGGTATCAAATTTATAAAAAAAAAATAAATATAGAAGTATATTATAATGTTACCACTTAAAATATATCTTTATATTCTCTATATTTCAGTTGTATTAGTGGGTGTATCTGGAATATATATTATTTCAAGGATTCAAAATAATCAATATTATAAAACAATTTGTGTATGGTTATTGGTATTATTAGAAATTAATCTGATAAATATGGCCTTTACTATACAAAATTATATGACAAATTCTAAGAAGGTTGGGAGCAAAGGTCCAAAGGGTGATAATGGTCCAATAGGGTTTAAGGGNAGGAGTAATATTTGTAACCAGTGTGGTGACCAGAAATTAGTAAAATATGGTANTGATATTAATGATTTTAATAATAAGATAACAGATCCAACCCTAAAAATTGGACAGTGTGTATTCCCATTCGTTTTTGATAATGAATTCCAATATGACTGTACTACTGCTTCTAGAACAGATGGTATAGAGAATGATTCGATGGTAAATGGTTGGTGTGCAACAGAAGTAAATAGTGATAATACTTATAAAACATATGGTTACTGTAAAGATAGTGATAAAAACGAGACAAAAATTAAGGATAACATGAGTAGACAGGAAAGAGAAATGGATTACCAAACAAATAATTCTGGCATTTTAGATATAAAAATAGTGTCTGGGGTAAGAACAACTGTAAAATGTCCACCTAAATACAAAAAGATAGATATAGATTTGAACCTTATGGCTAATGGAAATTTTGTGTATTTGTGTAGAAAAGATGGAATAGGTGATAGTGGTGTTCAGGATATTAAATTAACTACAGGTGATATCGGTTGTTCTCCTGGTTTTAGAAAATTGGATAAGAACTTGAATGATGGTTTCCCAGATTTATCGCCGAGTGATATGGTAGAAGTATGTATAAAGAAAGGGTCAAGTAAATTTATTCGTGATATAAAGATAGAGAAGACTAAGAAATGTCCGAAAGACTATAAACTACAGGATATAAATTTAAATAAGAGTGTAGGTGGTCAGGATTTGTATATGTGTACCTCTAAAACAGTAAATCAGGGGATTATACTTGATAGTGCTTTTGTGTGGGGTGGTGATAGTAATCTATATTTTTTTAAGGATGACAAATATTGGAAATTGAATATGTCTAGCTATAAGGTAGAGAAGGGTTATCCAGATAAAATATCAACATTCTGGGGTAAAATACCTAAAAATATAGATGCGGTTTTTACAAATCCTCATGACAATAATACATATTTCTTCAAAGGTTCAGTATTTTACAAATATGATAATAAGAATGAAAAGATTGCAAAGGGTTATCCAAAAAAAATCAAGGATGTTTGGAAGAATGTGCCAGATAATCTTGATGCGGTCTATGTAGATGCTGATAAAAACGTGTTCTTTATGTATGAAGATAGATATTATGAATGGAATGAATCAGAGAAACGTGCGAATACACCATTATTAATTAATAGAAGATGGGTGGATGCTCCATCAAATATAAATGGTATGTTTTATAATAGCAAGAAAGAACAGACTTATATTATTCAAGCAAATAAGATTTATAAATATAATTTTGATATGAAACAGGATTCATCCAGTCCAATAGATATCAATACTGAATTTAAAGATATAAAATAAAATATTACTTAATAATAATGTTATATCTTTCAGGGTATATAAATAATTGTCTAACAAATTCGTTTGATGTAATATCTATATTTTTTAATACATTAAATTCCTATATTATTCCAGAAGAAGACCCTACATTTAATGATACTAATAGTAATTTTTACAACTATTCTAATTTATCTAAGTTAGAAGAAGTAATAATTTGTGAACAACCCGTTTATAAGAGGAGAAGAACCCGTTCAGATCCTAATATAAAACTTATTTTAAAGGAAGAAATGATAGTAAAACCTAAACCGATCCCTATTCCTATTCCAATTCCTATTCCAATTCCTAAAAAGATAGTAGTAAATAAAATTAAAAAGGATGATGAATGGGATATATTATAATACAGTAGTGTTCTTTTTAATAATAATTTGAACTCTTTTTTCTTTAATATTAATAATAGAATCAATTGCATTTATAAGAGATTGTTTTTCTTCTTCTGTTTTATGTTCCATTTCAGATAGAATATCATTAATTATATTTATTTCATTTTTATTCCAAAGATTTTTTAATTCTGTATAAATTTTATTAAAATTCTCTTCTTTATTTACACTTGCTTCTTTATTTACGTTAAGGTTTGCATCTATAATAGATTTATAATAAACGAGTGAATGTCTAACAGTAGAATTACCAGTATATGAATACATAAGATTTTCAATACCTTTAGAACTTAATCCAAAAATATGTTTTATTTTTTCATCCTCTAACTGGTACCATTCGATAGCTTTAGTAATTGGTCTGTATAAATTATGTAGATCATCCCGATTATCACCCTGACTCCACCGAATTGTTCCCTGTAGAATATGTGGGTCATTGTATTTAATCATGTTGTCTAATATACTAATTTTAGTTCCTTTAGGTTTGAAAGAAAGTATAGCAAGTCGTACCATACAGGTGAATGGGTCTATTATAAAATATTTTGTTTGTTGTTTGCTATTTCCAAATATAGAACTAAATAACTGGACGGTTGTATCAGTTATATAATTTTTAAACATACTATTTATTATAACTTTTATATTATTTAAATAAATATTATTTAAAAATTGATTTTTTTTTTATATTAATACATTAATAAAATGATTATCCCAGTTAGATGCTTCACGTGTGGCAAAGTTATTGGGGATAAGTGGGAAGACTATAAAGTATTAAAGATTAAATATAATAAAAACAAAGATGAAGATACAATTATTAATGTATCGAATGTAAAAAAAACACCAGAAGGTAAAGCTATGGATGAACTCGGTATTAAGCGTATTTGTTGTAGGCGAATGTTTCTAGGTCAAACAGATTTAATTGATTTAATTTAAATGTTAATAAATATTAATGGAAAACCACAAGAATCTATTACTGGTTTATCTTATTTGTATCAGTTTGATACTAACTTTTAAAATGGATAAAATAGGTGTTTTGGCACTTACACTATTTTTTTTATCTGTTAAAGTTAATAAATATTATGCATTAATCGGTAGTTTTGTTTTTTATATATTTTATTATAGGTATTCGGAAGGATTTACTTCTACGCCTATGCCAGTGAATAATGATGAAAATAATGAAGATGAACTTTTAAAACCGAATAAAATTTACAACATTTTGTTGGATCTAATAGAAGACTATGATACACGAATGTTTAATTCAGATGCTCTTATAGGTGGTGAAAACACAGATGGGATTGTAATTAATACAGACGAACAAAAAATTAATACTGACTTTTGGATTAGACAATTTTCAGATTACAATATTATAGAAAAAAAATATTATATTAAAGAAGGAATAAGTATTAGCTTAGAAGATAAGGACGAAATGTTTACTAACACCCTAGAAAGATTAATGACTATTTTAGATACAGTTGAAGTTAATACAGGAGAAAATGATTCTGTATATAAAAATATTAAAGAAGAATTAAAAAATACTTATTTGGAAGAAAGGATTTCATATATTTATTACGATAGACTTTCATCGCCTAAGAAGGAGTTTAATGCATATGATGAAACCAATCAGAATAGTATAAATGTTACTAATTTAGTTAAGAACGCAGAATTTAAAAGGGTTGACTTTTTAAATAAAGAGGCAAAACGGTATTCTATAGATAATAATAAAAATATTAAACAGGTAGAATTAGTTTCTAATCTTACATCCCAATTTTCTGAAACTATGATAAATATAATTCAGGATATAATAAATCTTTTAAACAAAGAAGTAAAATTTACATCTGTATATGATTCATATCTTTACTACATAAGAAATGTGTTTTTAATTTTGACAGATAATGGTCGTCTGTTTTATGTAGGATTATTTTTTATGACTATTTCTTTGTGTTTCTTTTTTATAGAATCAACAAAATAATTTAGTCATTCGTATTTTATTAATTTATACATTATATATATTATATAATAATGGATAATACTGATTTTGAAAAAAACACATGGAATCTTATACATAACTATTTAGACAACAACAAAAATTATTTAACCAAACACCACCTTGATTCTTTTAATGATTTTATACAAAATAAAATACCATTAACTTTTTCACAATATAACCCACAGATCTTATATAAAGAATTAGATAAAGAAAGTGGTAAATATAAGTATGAAACCCATATTTATTACGGAGGTAAAAATGCTGATAAAATTTATATTTCTAAACCGGTGATTTCTAAAGAAACAAACGAAGGTGATCTTAAAAAACAGATGTATCCGAATGAGGCAAGATTAAGAAATCTTACCTATTCAAGTGGAATATTTTGTGATATAGATGTAGAATATAAAATTTATGATATAGAAACAAAAGAGACAGAAGTTATTAAAAAATCATTCCCATCGATTAATTTGGGTAGAATACCCATTATGCTTCAGTCTAATATTTGTGTTTTAAATAATGCAACACCCGAAATGAAACAACAGATGGGTGAATGTAGATTTGACCAAGGTGGATATTTTATAATAGACGGACAGGAACGTGTTATCGTTTCACATGAAAGAAAAGCTGAAAATAAATTATATATTGTAAAATCTCAGGATGAGGTTTATTCTTATTCAGCACAGGTCAAATCTGTTCCTGAAAATACATTTATATATGCCAGAACAACTATTGTAAATATACATAGTACCAATGATGTTATAACTGTAAGACTACCAATGATGCACACTCCAATACCTTTATTCGTTTTATTTAGACTATTAGGGGTTGAATCTGATAAAGAGATACTTGAACTTATTTTATATGATTTAGATAGTAAAAAGAGTAAATTGTTTCTGGAACATCTCCGCCCATCTATAGAAAATAATGGTGATATTTATGATAAAATCACAGCCATGAAATATTTAATGAATCTTAATCACGGTGGGACTATGAGTCATCTAATGAACATTATATCGACCGATTTATTCCCTCATGTTGGTGATAGTTATAATTCTAAAAAATATTATCTCGGTTATGTTGTTAATAAATTATTAGAAGTCAAACTTGGTCTTAAAAAAACTACTGATAGGGATAGTTTTATGTTTAAGCGCGTGGATCTGTCTGGATTCCTACTTGCTTCCTTATTTAGAGAAAGACTAAAACAATTCCAGAGAGATGTAAAAATTACTATTGATGGCGAATATCGTTTTAATAGTAGTGAATATCAAAAAAATAATTTTAGTAATATAATAAACGATAAAAACATCGATAAAATTTTCAATTATAAAGTAATACAAGAAGGGTTTTTAAAATCTTTTAAAATAGGTAATATCCTAAACAAAAAGGGACTAATACAGTTACTTAATCGTTTAACTTCTATCGGTGCCGTTTCACAACTTAGACGCATTAATACACTAGGTGATATGATTATGATAGGTCAGAGAAAATTGCATGGGTCACAGTTTGGTATTATTTGTCCAGTTGAAACACCGGATGGTGGTAATATTGGTATCAAAAAACATATGAGTTCTATGTGTCATATAACCTTTGGTATTAACCCGGAACCTATTATTAAACTATGTCACGAAATTGGTGTGGTGCCACTTTCAAATATTACTCCTAAATTAGTTATTAATAAAGTAAAGGTATTTGTAAATGGTAAATGGATTGGTATGATAGAAGAGCCACAGGATTTTGTTAATATACTAAGATTATATAGAAGGAATGGTTTAATAAATGTGTTTACATCTATTTCATTTGTTATAGAAGATCTTGAAATCCAGATTTTTACAGATGGTGGACGATGTTGTAGACCATTATATCTTGTTGAAAATAATGAATTACTAATAACTAAAATGCATTTTGACGGAATAAAAAAGAATACGATAAAGTGGGATAAATTACTTTCTGGATTTAAAAATAAAAATACACCATTTAACTTTTATAACAATGATGTTTTGTGTCCTATTAAAGAAAATTTTAATAAAGAAACTATTATGGATGATCTTAAAAATAGCACAGGTGTTGTAGAATTTTTAGATATTGATGAAGCAAATACCACATTAATCTCTACCAACTATGATACACTTAAAACAAATGACTATAATTCTTATACACATATGGAATTACACCCCAGTCTTATTATGGGATTTATCGGGTTTAATATACCTTATGCCAATCGTAGTCAGGCACCTAGAAATGTATATGGCACAGGACAGAGTAAACAGGCTGTAGGTTGTTATATTAGTACATACCGAAAACGGTTTGATACTTCCGCTCATGTTCTACATCACCCTCAGAAACCATTGGTTAATACCAAACTAACTGAATATTCAATGGCTGATGATCTTCCAACTGGTATAAATGCGATTGTTGCTATTATGTCTTATACTGGATATAATCAGGAAGATTCTATTATGATTAATAAACAAGCTATAGAGAGAGGTTTATTTAAATCTAGTTACTTTAAGACATATGATACATATGAATCTAAAGATACTAAAACTGAAACAGAAGATATTATTGGAAACTTTAATAATAGTGATATTGATATTGATACTAATAAAAAATACAACTATTCTAAACTAAATGAATATGGTGTTATTGAAGAAGGGTTATATGTTGAAGACAATGATGTCTTAATTGGAAAATATACTAAAAATGAAAGAAATTTTGATAGTAGTATTGCAGTAAAGGACGGTGGACATGGTGTTGTTGATAAAGTTTTTTTGGACTATGCTAACAGTCATCATAAAATTTGTAAGGTTCGTATTTGTACACCCCGTGATCCGGTATTAGGTGATAAATTTGCTAGTAGACATGGTCAGAAAGGGGTTATTGGTATGATAGTTCCACAAGAAGATATGCCTTTTACAAAGGAAGGGTTGACCCCAGATATTATTATTAACCCTCATGCTATCCCTAGTCGTATGACTATCGGTCAGTTTATCGAGTGTATTATGGGTAAAGTCTGCTGCCACTATGGATTTAAAGCGGATGCCACACCTTTTACTAATATAGAATCTGAAGATATTTCAGATATTTTGGAACAGAAGTGTGGTATGAGTCGTCATGGGGATGAAATACTACATAATGGTATACATGGAACTCAAGTTGAAAGCAATATATTTATTGGCCCAACTTATTACCAGAGATTAAAACATATGGTTAAGGATAAAATTAATTCAAGAGCTACTGGTAAATACACCCAGAAGACAAGACAAGCACCATCTGGTAGGGCTATTGGTGGTGGTCTACGTATCGGTGAAATGGAACGTGATGCTTTAATATCACATGGTGTTGCTAATTTCCTCAAAGAATCTATGTTTAATAGGTCTGATGCTTATTCGTATCATATAAGTGATAATAGTGGTCTAACTGCTATAGTTAATCCAAATGAAAACAGACATATATGTCCTTCGACTGATGGTCCATTATCATTTATTAATACTGATTATGAAGTAGAAGATATTAAATTAGATATGCAGAACACTAAAACATCTAATATTCACAAGATTCATGTTCCATATTCTATGAAACAACTTCTACATGAATGTGAGGCAATGGGTATATCTTTGCGTCTTATTACCGAAGACCAACCAAATGTTTCTAAATTAGATACAACTAAAGAAGAAACTAAAAAAATTGTTCTAGAAAAAACACAGAATGGATTAAAAAGCGATATAATCGACCTTAGTGAATTAGATAATTTATCATATAGTGATCAAAAAGTAGAAAAGAAAGCAGGCGTTAAACCATCTTCTACAAAGGAAACTAAAACATATTTTGAAGATAATTTCGGCAGATTCCTCAATATAAAAAATATGAAAAAACTACTACAGTATTTGGTTGATACTTCTTTAACTAGTATAGATAATTTACTAGAACCTTACTATGGTAATACTATTTATATAAAAAAAACAGACGAGAACCAATATATAATGAACGTAGATGATGTAGACACCCGATTCGTACCTATTGCCGAATTTGAACATATTAAACTATTAGATACTATCGAACAGTTAGATAAGGCAAATATTGGTGATATATTTGATATAGATACTTTGATTATGGGTAAAAAACGTGTTAATTCTAATCCATCTACATCATATGAAAAAATGATTAAATCAGAAGAACCGGATTATTCACCTAAAAAATTTAAGGAATCTTTAACAGAAGTAGTATATAATGGTAATCAGTACTACATAGATAAAGAAATGAATACACCATTCCCTCCTGTGTATAACTATGACACTCTTCAGCTTATAGGTATTTATATACGTACCGAAATCAATAATGGAAAAGATATAGAGAATATTGTTATTACAGATGATAATATTAACGAAATGCGCACTCCAGAAAGTAAACTATTTAAATTTAAAAAATACTATGCTGATGCAGCGAATGAACTATTCTACCATGGTCTTTCTAAGCCACCATCTCCCTCAATGGAAGCTTTTGAGAATGCCTTTGGAAAAGATACGGTTGTAACACAAGATGAACCTGTTGTTAGACCTAAATTTACATTTGTGCCAGATGAAATGCAAATCGATAGTAACCTTGAAGAAATAACTTTAGATGATATTAAAAATATCTAAGTATAATGTATTTTTTTTTATTTTTTTGTATTAGTAATGGACTATATTAATCTTATAGACTATATAGATAAATATAATCTTTCTGATAAAATATATCCAAGTGATATTGACTGCTATATTAATATACCAGACTACAATTTTGTCTATAATAAATTATGGCTTTCTAAGTCGCAAAAAATGTTATGTGGTCCAATGGGTGTATATCCAGCAAAATATCCTATCATTTTTAAACCTATTGTAAATTTGTATGGATTGAGTCGTGGATTTAAAATTATACACGACATAGATGAATATGATTTAGAGAAAAAGGATGGGTTTTTCTGGCAGCCTTATTTTGAAGGAAAACATATTGTGTGTGATTTTGTATTAGATAATACCAAAATAATATTTAGTTCCTGTTTAAGATCATATCCAGGTGAAAAGGGTAGTTTTAAATTACATCATACTACAAAATATGAGATTCCTAAAAATATAATAGATTGGATAAACACCAATATGAAAAATTATAGAGGGTGTCTAAATATGGATGTTATCGATGGGAATATTATAGAATGTCATTTGCGTTTAAATGGAGATTTTAACCTTTATAACAAAGAGTTTTGTTTTCAATTGAGTGATTTTATGGAAGGTAAAATAGAAACAATTGATTATAAAATACCAAAAATTTATATTTTTCCTGTTTTTATAGAAAGAGAACATCTGGAAAGATTTGTGCAAAAGAAAACTATTATTAAAAAACTTCTAAAAAAATGTTCGAAAACTATATATTTTGATGATGTAGATGCTGAATACCAGGCACAATTATTAAGAGTTTTAGTATTTGATACTTATAATTTTCTAGATGGATTAAAATTACAGAAATTTATAAATAACAATATTTAATTTATTTTATTATAATATATGGCTGTTACTGGAAAAAAAACGGATAACTGTAAATGCGGACCTAAATCTAAGGGATATAGTTGTGGGAAAAAGTGTAAGAAGGGTGGTTCAAAACTATCAAAAAAAAAAGCACTAGTTTCTAAAAAATCTCTTAAGAAAGGTAAATCTCTTAAGAAAGGTAAATCTCTTAAGAAAGGTAAATCTCTTAAGAAAGGTAAATCT